GGCGTGTACGGCAGTGGCGCACCGAAAGCCAGGCTCTTCGATGGACGCGAACCATCCGCAAGTACGCGATGGCGTCACTAGGCGACAAGCCGATTTCTTCCATCACAAGAGATGACATCCTGGCCATTCTCCAGCCAATCTGGCTCGACAGAACCGAGACTGCCGCCAATCTTCAGCGTTACTTGAGCGCCGTTTTTGTCTACGCGCTTTCCCAAGGCATGATGCAGGGAGAGAATCCGGCTAAGTGGCAGGGCAATCTTGACCAGTTCTTGCCCGCACCGTCAAAGATCATGCTAGTCGACCATCACGCTGCTCTTAACTGGAAAGAGGTCCCTGATCTTTTTGAGAACCTCAACGGCCGTCTGAGCGTTGTGTCCAAGGCCATCATGTTCTGTGTCTTGACTGCAGCTCGAGCAAATGAGTTTTGCCTGGCACAATGGTCGGAAATCGATTTCAAAAACGGCGTGTGGATCTGCCCTCGACGCAAGGACGGTCGCCCTGAGCCCCATCGGGTCCCCCTGAGCCCGCAGGTCCTCAAGTGGCTCAAGACTTTCCCGCATGTGAACGAGTACATTTTCTTCGGCTACCGCATGCGGGGGCATATTGCTCTCGACTCCCCGATCAAGATGCTACATATGCTCAAGCCAGGGTTCACCATTCATGGCATGCGCTCGACCTTTCGCGACTGGGCCGCAGAGCACGGCTATGATCGCGTGCTTGCCGAGAAGGCGTTGCAGCACCAGACCGGCAACGAGGTTGAGCAGGCCTACCAACGCTCAGACCTTCTTGAACAACGGCGACCGATGATGACCGCATGGGCAGAATTCTGTTTTTCCAAAATAAAAAAATCCCCGACCAAGCGCAGTGCTTGATCGGGGTATGTCAGGCCGTTTGGCGCTTAAGCTTGAGAGCCGGGTTTCGAGCAGTTCGGACTCGCCAAAGCTTGGAATGTCCGAGAACCGGTCCGTCCGGGCGCGGAAACTTGCCGATGTTTTGCCATCGCCGGAGTGTCTCCGTAGAGATGCGATAAAAGGCGCAGACGTCCGCAGCGGTACAAAGATCCGAGTCTCGGACCTCCGGATCCGCCAGTCGAGGCCCATTGCTGCGGCCCGGCACGCGAAGGTGGTCCGGGGCGATGCCGGTCGCCAGCCAGTTTCGCATCTCGTCTTCTGTGATACGAAAAAAGGCGGCCAGCGCAGAATACTTGATGAATCCATCAGACATCTTTTTCCTCGTCTTTTGACTGGTTTCGTTGATCTTTCTCCCACGGCGGCACGTAACGCGGCGGGACAGGCGCCGGCACAAAAGCCAGCACCCTTTCCCACTTCGTCGAGTCCCACCTGCGGCCATCCCACGAGAGCAGCTTGACCTCGTAGAACCGGTTCAGGTTGTTCACGACCGTCGTGATGTACGTGGCGACCACGTGCGGCTTGCACATGGGGTAAGGGAGCCAGTGCATATCAGCGTGTCAAAAAGACAGGGATCGGGGCGACCTTCTCGCGGAGCTCTTTGACCATCTCGTCGCGCATCTCCTCGAGCAGGATGTCCAGGTCTCGAAGCTCAATCGTGAAGACCAGCTTGGTCGAATCCACGATTCGATACCGCATGGTGGCCAGAACGTTGTAGCGGTCTTCTCGGCCGACGATCGGACGCAGCTGGACCCAGAAGTCACGCGGAACCGAGATGTTTGCCGTGCCGCCGTCGGCGTCGAGCTCGTTGTAGGTGAGCTGGACTCTGCCGTTGTCCAAATTCACGGACTTCTTGAACTCCACCTTCTTGACGTCTGACAAGTTCGACACAAAGGTCAGGACTTCAGACGACGTCGGGGCCTTGGGCTGATCTTCCGGACGAACGATGTTGGAAAGGTGGCGGTCAAGGAATCGGCACAGCTCAACCTGCGACAGCGATTTGCCATCGATGTCGCGCCACTCGACAAAGTCTTTGCTGAGCAGCGGATCGAGTTTGACTTGATGGTCTCGCCAGCTCGTCACGACGCTGTCGGCATCGTCGCAAAATCCGCAGGCCAGACAATCGTCGCAGCCGACATCTGGCCATTTGGAGTTCACATGGACTGCGGCTCGTGTGGTCTTGTGGATGTCGAGGTAGCTCTTGAAGCTGTCGGCATCAATGACTCTCACGGTCCGGGCATCTCTCGGCGGGTTCTTGAGCAGCTCATCGGCCGTTCTGACCACAAAGTCTTTCGGCACAGCGATGTGCGGAACGCCCTCGATGCTCATGGCGAAGGGCTTTGCGACTTCGACGGGGGTGGAGTTCTGGATGTTGGTTTCAGACATGGTTGGTACCTCAGTTCACTTTCTTGAAACGTTCTGCTTCGGCAGCCGGCTCTTCTGTCGTCTCTACCTTGTCGAAATTGAGCTTGCGCTGGCGGGGATCGGATTCGCACAGATCGCCGTCATCGGTCGCAAAAAGGATCGTCTCAGCGGTCGGCATCTTCGGCGTCTTGAGGTTGATGTCATCGCTGACGATCACGGAAGATCCGCTGGTCTTTGTGGCGGGCTTAACGGAGATTTTGATAGTCAAGGTGCCGCCCTTTCCGATGATTCCGACACAGCGGTTGAGTTCGCGCAGGGCTTCATCGATGTCTTCCAGAAGGCCTCCCTGGCGTATTAGTGCAAGTTGAGTCATGGTTGCTCCTATTCAGTTTCAGCGGCCATTGCGTCGGCTTCTTTTGCCACCTCGCTTAGACCTTTCGGGTAGAGTGCGCGCACCTGCTGCTTTTGCTCCTTCGTGAGGCTCTGCCAGAAGGCCTTGTAGCTTTCGCTCCCCTCATTAGCAGCTGCGAAAGCCAGCTGCGCGAGCTCGCGCTCTTCAGGCGATTGGATCTGGCTCTCATCGACGATGTCCGGCGCGTCCGGATCGATGTCGTGGCCTTCGGCTTCTTCAGCAGTGCGATCAGGGCAGATGTCCGGGAACGCTTTGCGAAGCGCCTGGCTTTCGGCACACTTGGCCAGCATCCCACGGGGGCGCTTTCGCCACATCGGCGTCGGGATGCCCTCTTTGGACACAGCGCACGATTCCGTGAAGTATTCGACCGCTGTGAACTCGGCCACGTATCCGGTCTTGAGCAGACGCTTGACGGTGACGCGACACCACTCAGGCGCGGTCATGTCATTGCCGCCGTAGGTGAAGGTGACGGGGTCGCCGAACTCAGGTTCAGAGATACCTGCCAGACGCCCGCTCTCGGCCGCCTGCGTGCGGTAGAGGTTCAGCCCGGGGATGATGACGTCACGCATGCAATTGTTTTTGTAGTCCTTCATCGGAACGATGTGGACAGGGTGCAGGAAAGGATCCAGGTGACGGGCCCGGCAGTAGTCCAGAACCATTTGCACCGATGCGTCAGCCGCGCCAGGGTATAAAGAGTTTTTCAGCGTCTGGATCAGCTGCTTGTCGTCGATCTGTGCGATTTCAGTCGATGCCATAAGTACCTCAAAGGATGGATGTGATCTTCCAGTAAGCGAAATAGGTAACGAGCGGGACGGCGATGGTGCTGGACGCCAAAAGGACGCCATACTTGGACACGAAGGCGCGCACCTTCTTGATGCGCCCTTGGGGACCGTAGACGCCTCGCTGCATCCGGGCGCAGTGCGCCTCCCACGCGGTGTCGTGTGTGGTGGTTGTCATGTCAGTGACCAAAGAAAAAGTCCTCACTCGGAGGGCTGTTCGGATTTGAGAAGTTCGATTCTTGCCGTGACGAATTTTTGTAGGCATTCCGCCCAGTCATCAGCATCAGCCAAGCATGCGGGGATGCCGCCGAACTTTGACAGCATGAGCTTGTACTGCTTCATAAAGCTGGAGTATGGGTAGCAGGAGATTCGAGCGCTTTCTCGGGCGCACTTGAGATACCACTCCGCTTTGCGCAAGTCCTCCAGAGCATCGTTTTTATGTCCGGCTCTGATCAGGTACTTCAACGCATTCCCAAGATCAAAAGGAGCCCACCGCAAGATGTCGATAGGTTCGAAGCGAACGGCCTGCTCAACGTAGTGCCTCGGTCGGTTTACTGGATCGAATTCAGTCATTTTTGCGTCCATAAAAAACCCGCCCGGAGGCGGCTCTTCATGCTTGGGTTCCCTTGTTTCGAGCTCTGACTCGGTCTGCGACAAGCTCGATTACCGTATGGCGCTGCTTAACGGCGTTCAGAAGGGACACATTTGCAGAGATCATTTTTGCGAGATCATCTTCCGTGTAGGTTTCATCAGGAATGTCCGATATGTCTATCGGTTTCTCCAGTTCCTTATTGATCATGTCGATTAACATTTGAAAGCGCGCAATCAGAACGTCATTGTCCATTTTTTTGTTCTCCAAAAATGGCCACCGCCCGCGCAGTACCCTTCGCAGTTGCAGTCTCTCGACGCTTTGCACACATCGCGGACGGCGGCCGAAGTGTGTTAGTTGTGGTTGTCTTCCTCGTTTACGTCTAGAGTTTTGATGGCGCGCCCCATCTCACACATGAGCAATCGCAAGGTCTTCAACCCTGCCGTAAAACACATTTCGGTTCGTCCATCGCCAGAACTTGCCAAGATTTTCACTTCCGGCTTTAAGTCTTTGTCGTACTCGGTGCGGATCTCGAGAAATTCTCCTGCTTCGGTATAAATCCTCATTCCTTAAGTCTCCTGTGTTTTGAACGGCTCGGGCAGTTCAGCCCAGGCGAGTACTTGGTCCAAAATGTTCAAATCCATCCAGCTCTTTACAAAGTCACTGTAGAACAGCGTGTCAACGAAGATAGCCCCTGTAGGCGATTGGATAGTGACGAGAAATTTGTCGAATCTTGATGGCACTTCGTCCGGATACTTGTGCCAGACGATCTTTGCCTCACTCATAGCTTCTTCCTCCAAGGTAGATCAACGTTGATCGGCCTCCATAGGTGAAGGCAGTTTTTGTGAACATCGACATATTGCGATTGAGGCGGAAAGAACTGGAGCACTTCGTCTTCCGGATCCCAGAAGAGCATCTTGATGAACTTCAACTCTTGCCAGGTAGGAATTCGGTGCTTGAGAGAAACGCTTACGTGCTCCCACGTTATGCCGTTGTCATCCGTGTCCAGCGTCGCAATCACGGTGAGCTTTACGCCATTAAAGGGAATTCGGTACAAACGCCCACTCGGAAAGTGCACGCGTTCATATTGTTCGGGGAATCGAAGCATTGGTCACTCCCATGTGCGGTACTCGACTGTGCTGCCTTCGCAAAGGCTTCCATACCCAAAGAATTGCCATCGTCGTCCATCCCAAACGCCTGAAGTGCGTGCACAAATCTTCGGAAGCTCAGGCTCGGGACCGTCCAAGTTTCTGCCGGGTGTCTTGATAATGCACCGCATCATCACGCCTTCTGGAGGCGTGACGTCCGGAAAGATATTCCAGTCGTGCGGGTTGTACTCCGGAGCGATCTCAAGGTCCTCTTTGAAGAGCGTGACGGTGAAGCGGCTTTCACCGAGCTGGACGTGGGTAGCCGGCTTTTGCGCCAAAAACTTGCCCATCGTCTTGAGCATCTCTGAAAAAGCGCCGTTGCTGAGCTCGTCTAGCTTCTGCTGGAGCTTTCGGTTTCGAAGTCGGTAGGTTGTCATACATCCTCCTTTTCAGCCTCGACGCGCCGCAGTGTGCGCTCGATCTTGTATTCGGTCTGAAGGTCGAAACTGTCGGCACATTCTTCGCCCTGACGGACGAGGTAGACCAGCTGATCGATCATGATCTTCACGTCTGCAAGTTCTTCGATGAAGCGCACGTAATCGTATGCTGAGTTTTCACTCCGCTTCTCGATATGTTTGATCTCGACCATCAGTTCGGCCATCTCTTCGATGGCCTTCTCGGCTTGCGCTTGAAATCCGAAGTGGTTGGCGATGATCTTGAGTCTCGGATCTATGTCTTTCATGATTACCTCACGATGGCGGTGACCAGATCGATCCAGAAGCAGATGCCTGCGCCGACGATGCCGACGGCAAGGAACCCGATGAAGGCGATCACGATCAGGCCGACAAGAAGTTGGATGTTTTGCATTGGATCTCCTGCGAAAAAAAAAGGAAAACCCCGCGGGTTGCGCATCACTTCGGTCATAGAGCGGCGCCGGCACGCGCACTACCGTGGTCGCGTCTGCGAAGGCTCAGCGTGCGGGGTTGTTCCACGTCAGGCCGCTCAGTCCTTCGGAAATTCCTAATCACTGAACAGCCTCACGTGGACCTTCTCTTTCGAAAAGGCCAAGGCCTGACGGGGCGGCGATACCCCCGCTAACGGTATCCATCCGGATCCGTGCCGCGCTCGCACTCAGCCTGCCCACCTCGGCAGGGTCACAGCGGTCCGGAGCCTTTCACTCCTTCGGGCCCACTATCCATTTTCACGGGGCCTGCTATCGGCTTTAACGTCGCTTCCGACGATCCTCCTTTAGGGCGGAGAACCCTTGGCGATGTACCCGCGGATCGACCATCTTTAACTGCGGGGTCGGGGAATGAGCCCTCCCGCAGCCGGGTACATCTTCAAGTGCTCTCGAGCCCTTTTTCCTGCCACCGGCTGCGAGAGATGGCGCATACGATGGGTTGAAGGGAAAATTTGCCGGTGACAGGAAAAAAGACTCGGTCTTGTGGCTGGCGCCGCTACCGCTCAAAGAGGCCAAAAAAGCGGTGGAAGATCAGCAGCGCCAGCCAGAAGGCGTCTCAGAAGGTTGGCAGTCCACAGATCCACAGGAGGCTTGCAAAGCCTGTCGCCACAGAAGCCGCGATCCAGATCGGCGAGTCGCCGTGCTTGTCTTCGGTCATGAGCCACTGGATCAGTCGGGGCATTTCAACGTCTCCGGAAAAAGTTCCAAATAGAGAGCCATCAGAGCCGCTTTCTTGTGATCCAAACGATCGAAGAGCTCTTCGAAGAAGCCTTTGCAAGACTCGACGTCTCCTCGATTGAACTCGCCACGGATGAATCGAAAGATCTGCAGCTCGTACTGCGTCCAGCCAGCCTTCTTGGCTAGGTCAAAGGCCTCGTTCAGTTCTTCTTTGGTAATTCGCATTGCTGCCTACCTTGTTCGGGTCTCCGTGGGATGATTAGAGGGTCGGGAGTGCAGAAACCGACTGTTTCTAATCACCACACGGAGGTAACTTTTATGTGTGATCAAAAAGACATTTCTTTAGAGACTGCTGCGCAGATCGTCATCGCCGGGCTTCAGAGCGGTGCGCTTTCCCTGCCCTTCAGTCAAGGTCTTGGCAAGGAGCAGAAGAATCAGCTGATCTATGAGCGAGCACAAAACGTGACCAACTTCGGCTTCTCCTTTAACTCCTCGGCTATTTCCAAGCAGGCTGAAAAGGAAATTCGCGAGTCGGGCGTGCTGATCGACGCCGCCTATATCCGAGGAATGATCTTCGCCATCGCCGGAAAGGAATTGCCCGAGCGGTAAGGTCATGTCTTGACCGGTAAGCATTGACAGGTCGCGCAGAAGGCTGATGAGGCGCTCTTTGTTCCTGTAGCCATCGTCTCCAGGCTGCGCGCAATGCTTCAGTTGCGACTGCCAGATGCCCCGGGCGGCCTCTTTCGTGATCCCGACTCGTTCATTCGCGGGAACGAGGACCAGCTTCGGGGCTTTCCACTCTTCACCCTTGCAAGTGCGAGAGCGAAGATCTTCTACGCTGTCCAGAATGCTGTTGATTCGGTTCCCAAGTGAGCGGGCAATGAGTTCGACGTCTTTTTCGGTAACTGGACGGCCCTTGCTGTCGGCTTTGCCTTCTGCAAAGTTCTGGAGCCATGCATACGGAAAGGTCTTCATGGCTTCCACGTCACGCTCGATGCTTTCCTGCAGTTCCAATTCATCGTGTTGGGTTGTCATTGGTTAACTCGCACTGGTAATTTGCTTGGCTTTACGCAAGCAACGATTGCTTTTATGTGTAAAGCGATACTAGCACTAGCAAAAAGTAATTGCAAATGTCACTTGCTTTTTGGTTGACGAAGGCAACAAAAAAGCCGCCCGAAGGCGGCCATTTATGGCTATCAGTTGCGCAAGATCAAAGTCTCATTCCGTTGAAAACATACACCACGCGTCCGATGATGATTGTCCGTTCAGAATCGTGCGCTTCAATGATGAAGGGGTCATACCGAGCATTGTCGGAAATGACTTTAAGGCTTCCATCTGGACGTCTTTGAACGCGCTTTACAAAGATTGAACCGGCAATGCTGAAGCAATAGATACCATCCGAAAGTAGTAGGTTTTGATTTCGATCGATCAGTGCAAACGAGCTGCGGGAAATGGTCGGCTCCATCGAATCACCGATCGTATTGATGATGTCAAGCTTATTGAGCGACGTCACACCGCACAGTTGGCGCAGGAAAGGCTTGAAGAAATCCACGCCTCCTACGATCTTGGCGTTCTCTTCTCCTAACGCCTCGATCTCACCGGCGCATGCTCCGGATACGTCAAGCACGTTAACGCGTAAATACTCATCGCGAGGCAGAGGTCCGTCAAGGTCGGTCACGAACTGGACATCTGTCGCTTTCTCTGATCCCGTCAGATAGCCAACCGTAACACCAAGAAAAGTTGCAAGCGCATTAAGGCGATCCGTTGATGGTTGGAACCCTTGGCACCAACGCTGAACGGCTTGGCGAGACACGCCGAGGTGCTCGGCGACCTGTTGTTGTGTCAAGCCTCTGGCTTGCATTGCTTCGCGGATGTTGTTCATTTTTTTCCTCCTTGCGCCAATAGTGTGCAATAAAAAATTGCATGCCGCTACGCAAGTGTAGATTGCTCGTTTAGGTTGAGCGTGCTACTATTGCTTGCCATAAGGAGGTTTGAATGACAACCACTCGGACAAATAATGCTTGCTGTGACGGCTTCAATGCGGTTGCTGTGGCTATAGAAGCGGCGGGAGGACGTCGCCAGTTGGCCGAACAACTCAAAGTGTCGCGTCAGGCTGTCGAGGCTTGGCTCGCCGCTGGTACCGTTCCGCCCAAGCGCGTGCCGGATGTTGCACGTGTTACCGGAATGCCCAAAAAAGTCCTCAATCCAATTTTTAAAGATTGAGCGACAGGTGTCGTATGGCTTTCGGAAATCTCACGGACCAGCTTGCGATTTTGAAGCGGCAAGACTTGACCCCGACCGAAAAATTTGTGGCCGTGGTCGCTTTGTCGTTCCGCAATGCCGAAAGCGGAAGATGCAACCCGGCGATTATTTCTGATGACTCCAACAAGGAGACGCTGTGCTCACGTTCTGGCTATACCAAGCAATGCGTGACAAAGACGCTTAGATCGCTTGCGGCGAAGGGAGTTATTTCCTTGAAAAAGGCCATTGCACGCCCTTCGGAAATCACGTTTACGGTAAACGACGTTTACGGTAAACAAAGATTACCGTCAACAACGATTACGGATACGGTAAACGACGTTTACGGTAAGGGTAAACAACGTTTACCCATAACAGACAAAGAACAGATAACTGAACAGATAAATCTGTCAGTAGCCGACTCGTCATTTTCGCTTGAGCCGGACCAGCCTCCGGCGGCGAACGAAGCTTGTGGGGACAAAGCGGCGAAAAAAGCTCCCAAGATCAGAGAACAGAAGCACCCGTTTGATCTGAAGGGGTTACCCGACAAGTGGCGGCAATACATCGTGAAGGTTCGCCCGGATCTCGACCCGGAAGTTGTGTTTACCGACTTCGCGTTCTACTGGACGGAGGGGCAAGGGCGAGGTGAGCGCCGCACTGAACGAGGCTGGTCAAGCACTTGGATGACTTGGGTGAGGCGACAGAACAATCAGAGATCGCCTGCAGCTCGACCGCCAAAGAAGCAAATCCCTGACCACCTCAACCCGAAGATTCGATTTGACGAGTCGTACTACACGAAGGAAAACCCTTTTAACCCTGATGGGTCGCTCAACTGGAAGCGAGCTCCCGATACCGATAGGAACGAGTGAAATGCAAGTACCTCAAAAACTCGGAACGATTCTCCACCGTCAGTCGATGGGAAAGATGCGCTGGCACGACGAGGTTCGTGACTGCCAGTTGCACGGGCAGTACCTTGGGCGCGTAGTTTTTGTGCATGGCCAGAAAGTGTGTGATGCACCTTGTCCAGAATGTCTGCGTATCAAGAGCATCAAGGATGCCGAGGCTCGCGAAGAGGCGCTTAAGCGAGCAAAGGCCGAGGCAGATATTCGACGTTTGCAGGATGCCATTGGACGAGCCTGCATCCCGGAAGATTTCAAGGAAAAGACGTTCGACACCTTCGAGGCTAAAACCGACAACCAGAAGCGAAACCTGGACCTGTGCCGGCGCTATGTCTGCAACTGGAAGAGTGTGCGCGACAACGGCTACAGCTTGTTGTTTTTCGGTAATCCGGGGACTGGTAAAAGCCACCTTGCCTGCTCAATAGTGCGAAGCCTGCTGCCAGACATCACCGCACTCTATGCCCGGGTTCCGGACGTGATCTCTTATGTGCGTTCACAGTGGCGCGCAGACGCTGACGAAAGCGAACACGCGGCCAAACGTCGCTTCATTGACCTCGACCTTCTGGTGCTGGATGAGATCGGTGTGCAGGCTGGCACGGCAAATGAGCAGTCGATCCTTTTTCAGATTATCGACGGACGACTGTCTGAAAACCGACCGACGATCTTCCTCACGAATTTGATGCCGAGAGCGCTCGCAGAGGTGCTCGGCGACCGTGTCATGGATCGCATCAACGGAAAGAGCTACGCCATGCAATTCATCGGCGGATCGTACCGCAAGGCTCCGGCGGTCGGGGACATCTTTGGGAGTGCGTGATGAAACGGCCATACCCGGAGTCTAGCCCTCCCAAGAAGACAGGACCGAAAGGCATCACGATCGAGATCGAAAAGGCCATGGCGCTGCTTCGACGCATCGATGGCTTTGATCTTTCGGAAGAAGACCGCCAGCAGCAGGCAGAGGCTGTCAGTTTCTTGCGCGAGGCAGTGGTCCGGCACTTGAAAAGGAATCGGGTGAAGGAGAAGAAATGAACGATTGGGTAAGTTGCTTGTCGTTCCTTGGGCTTTGCGGAGTCAGCATGGCTCACTCCGCTTGGCTGGGACGCTTAAGCAGACGCTTTCGCGACCATGAGATACGGTGCCATCGCATCCGGAAAGAAACCTGCGGGTTTTGTGGAGGCAATGGCTGCCCCTTTAACGGGAAACAGTCGAACATGAACGATGCAGAGTACCCGCTCAATCCTGCTGGGAGCTGGATGGCGACGACTGAAGGATCAGAAGTGCGGAAGGCCAATGAGCTCTCCCTCGGTCGGAGCTCGTATCCGGGCAACGAGACCGATACCAGTCTGACGCGCGGAAACGATGACACGTAAGTGAAGCTCAGGATGGTGCACGGGTGGCGATAAAGGTCTTCACCCGGTCGCCATACCAAGTCAATGATGGAAGGCATTGTGGTCGTAGCCAGATAAAGGATCAGCATGGCAATGGCCGAAATAGAGCCAAGAGCCGTGATTAAAAGCATGAAGTCCACTTTTGCCTCCGTGGTTTGGTTTTGGGATGTGTTGGCGCACACACCGAAATCATCTCACGGAGGCCCTAGAAAGGGTTGGGATAGGAATGACAGACAAGGTAGATAAAGCGATGTTTTGCGCGCTGGAAACATGCATCTTGATCATAGGTGGGGTCTTGACTGGATGCATGTCAGTCATTCTCATGGCTTTCGTGATGGAGATTCCTATGCCGGGAAAGGTTCTGTCTTTTTGTGTGGTTGAGATGATCTACGGATTTGTTTGTGCATTTCGTTGGATGGGAAGCAAATGAGTAGTCGTTTTTACAAGGCGTTGGCATTGGCCATCGGTTTCGAAGCGATGCTTGTGGGCTCTCTTTTATGTATTGGAAGCCACGCTTCGACAATTCTTAAGGCTGTCGAAGCGGTGATGTACCTCATCGGATCGATAGCTGGACTGACATGGTGCTTCTACGAATGGGGTGATGACGAAAGGAAGAAGAGATGAAGGAAAAGAAGAGAACGATCTACGTCCGGGTGCCGATTGAGGACGCGAGACGTATCGAGCAGATGCTGTGGCGAGTGGGTCAGAGGTCCTTTTATGAGGAAATTTCCTACAACCGCTTTACACGGTTTCTGGGCAATGCCGAACGGCGAGAAGCTCGTCTTTTAGGACTCAAGGTGGATAAATGAATCTTTTTTTGTGGGTACTCCAGGCGCCGATCATGCAGCTCTTGCGCGTGATTTGGGAAGAGCAAGGACGGCCGACCGCCCGGACGAGATTTTGGTTCTGCTTTTACGGCTTCATCGGATGGCTGTCCTTCGGTGTCATCTCTTACGCCGTGTTCCGGATTCTTTACTTCGTCTTTGGGGTGATCGGATGAGATACAAGATTGAGATCGATGGTGACGTGCTGCTGGACGTCTTGCACTGGCTCGAGAACACGGGTCGATACCAAGACGCGGTAGCTATCAGAGATCAGTACGTGGCGCAGCAGAAGCAGGCGCTGAAGCGTCTTGATGACCTCGGCAAGGGTGTCGCACCACAAAAGAGCGCATCCGCTGAAGAGGCCTTGAAGATCTTCGGCGACTTCTTTGGGGGCAAGTGATGTCCATCAGGCAGATCAAGCTTGACTTTGCAACCGTCCTGAATCTGCTCTCCCTTGCACGGAGGGCAGACCTGGACAAGGCAGGTATGGGAGAGCTCGCTGCGCTTGCAATTGCCGAAGCGAAGGTGGCAGATGTTATGAGACGGCAAGAGGAGAAGAGACTACATGAAGAAGAGCGAAAGGATCGAGTCGGCCTATAGAGCCGGATGGCAGGCCGCACAGCGCGGCGAGAACTTGTCACGCCAAGCCGGCCTAATCCACGACGCCGAAGAGCGTGCCGCGTTCATCAAGGGCTACTACTACGGAGGACTGGCAAAGTCCAAGGCAGGGAAGGAGGTGGACTCCAATGATGTCACAAAGCGATCGTGAGGCGCTCGATGATCGCCTTCGCAACTGGGGACGATGGGCGGCGGATCGTCCGGCTGTCGGATCCAGCTACCTCTGGCGTGCTATGAAGAAGTACGGCAAGGATGACGAAACCGAAGGAGATGACGAGCAGGATTCCAAGCCGCCGAAAGTCGATGTCCTTGATGCACTTTTGGTCGAGCGTGCCTGGGTGTCTTTGGCCGAGAGCCCTTTCATGTACCACCAAGCGAAGTGGACCCTAAGGGCTCACTACTGCCTTCCAAGGCAATCGCCCGAGAAGACGGCCAAGAAGCTCAAGTACCGGCATCGTAACTACGATCAAATCCTTCTCTTGGGAAAGAAGCAGATCGAAAACGTGTTAATTCGGTTTGAAAAAATTTTGGAAGCACAGCACAATGTATCCCAAATTCGAAAGCCAGTGTTTCTGTGAGTTTTGAGGGCAGCCGGATGGCTGCTTTGTCGTACCCGCAAGAAACAGAGGAAGGTAAGGAAAGGTCGAGCCTCGCTGCGTAAGCGAGGCTTTTTTTTGAGGTTCGTCGTGCCATTGTTCACACTTTGTGCCTACCCCGGCTGTCACAGTCCTGTGCCTCGAGGCGACCGCTACTGTGAACGCCACAAGGAAGCAGGCGCCAGGCGTGACGCCGAGGCAAAGGCCAAGGCAGCCAAGCGGCGTGAGCAGAAGCGCGTGCAGATCGCAGGCAATGCGAACACGCGCGGGTACACATACAGGTGGAAGAAGCTTCGAGATCGTTTCATCGCGCAGCACCCCTATTGTGAAGAGTGCTTCAAGAATGGAAAGATCGTGATGGCGACAGACGTCGACCACATCATCCCGCACAAGGGCGACCGCTCCCTCCTCTACGACGAGCGGAACCTCCAGGCCTTATGTCATGAGTGCCATAGTCGAAAGACTGTTACCGAGGATGGCGGCTTTGGCAACCGCAGAGTCACCTCACGAAGCCTTGGATGAAATGAAATTAAGTGGAGAATCTAATGCGCAGGAATTGGAAGACAGTCCAAGCGGTTCTCGAAGCTGTCGAACAAGACAAGTTGGAATGCAAGCTCGAAAACTTGCAACAGGAGGACGAGGATGAGTTCTACGGCCATTTGATTCTCTGCATTGAGGCTGGACTCGTTACCGGTTGCACTGTTGAGTTCAACCTCAAGTGGCGCTACGGATCAACCATGCCACGTCTCACGATGGCAGGACATGACACTTTGGACGCGCTGAGATCAAAGACTGTTTGGGCCGCGATCAAGCAACACGCTGACGAGGCGATGATTCCAATCACTGTCACGTTGATTCAGTCTGTTCTTTCTCGTCTTTCGGCTGTTCTTTGAGCGATCGAGGGATGGGGGCGGAGAAAAAGTAAAGCCGTCTTCCCTTCCAAACCGCACCGTCCCCCTCGATTTTTATGCGTGCAAAACTGGGAGTTTTGAGCTTTGGCAAGACCACGAAAGGATGAGTCCGTGAAGGCGGCGCAGGGAACTCTGCAGCCGTGCCGACGACACCGCCAGATCGACATGACGGCGGCCACGCTCACGACCGAACCTCCTGTGGGTCTGACCAAGGACGCCAGGGCGGCGTGGCAACTGGCTGTCGAGTGCGCGCCGGAAGGAGTTTTGACTGCGCTCGATGCAGGTGTGCTTGAGCGGTGGGCGCGCAACTACGCGCTCTATCGAAAGTTGGCGAAGTTTGTTGAGAAAGGCGACATCGTCTTCATGAAGGATGGCGAGCCGACGCCAAATCTAAGTCCTGCTTTTAACGCGCTTGTGAAAGTGCAGCAGATCTTGGCCAAGTGCGAAACAGAGCTCGGCTTTACGCCCAGCTCGCGCGCGCGTGTGAGTGTCCGGAAGAAAGACGATGATCAAGGAAACGAGTTTGGTGACTTCTAAAAACTTTTGCAAAGTGGCGGCAAAGTACGAGGCCGATGTCCTGAGTGGCAAGGTTCTTGCCTGCGAGTTCGTCAAGAAGGCGGTCCGCCGTAATCAGGCAGACCGCAGACGATACAAGGATCATGGTTTGTACGCTTTTTCGGAAAGCGAAGGGAACCGCGTCTGCAAGTTCATCGAGCTCTTGACTCACACCAAGGGCGCTTTGGCTGGACAGAAGATCAAGCTCGAGCCGTGGCAGGTCTGGATTTTGACGACCATCTTCGGCTGGCGACGTCGATCTGATGGAGGCCGTCGATTTCGGCGTGTCTACATCGAGGTGCCGCGTGGTAACGGCAAAAGCTGTCTGAGTTCCGGTGTGGCCCTCTACTGCCTTCTGGCGGATCGAGAGCCGGGCGCGGAAGTCTACTCTTTTGCGACCACTCGCGATCAGGCCAAGATCGTTTTCGGAGACGCCAAGCAGATGTGCGTGGCCAATCAAGCGCTGAGGCAAAACTTCGGACTGGAGGTCTTGGCCAATGCTTTATATGTGCCGCGGACAAACTCGACCTTCCAAGCGAAGTCCGCAGAAGGCTCGACCTTGGACGGCTTGAACACACACTTCGCATGCGTCGATGAGCTTCACGCTCACAAGACCCGAGCGGTATACGACGTGGTCGAAACGTCTATGGGCAAGCGCTTGAACTCCCTTTTGTGGGTGATCACGACTGCCGGCTTTGATACGTCTGGAATTTGCTACGAAGTGCGGACGATGGTCCGAGGTGTGCTCGATGAAACGATCGACGACGAGACCCAGTTCGGCGTGATCTACACGATCGACGAAGACGACGACTGGACGACCGAGGAAGCTCTCATAAAAGCCAACCCCAACTGGGGCGTGAGCGTGATGCCGGAAGTAATCATTCCGCTCCAAAAGAAAGCGATGGCCATCGCCAGTGCGACCAACAATTTCAAGACAAAACATTTGGATGTGTGGTGTGCTGCAGGAACGGCCTGGATGGACTTGGTCGCATGGAAGCGTTGCGGACACGTGCGAGATCTCGATGACATGCTCGGCAAGCCTTGCGTGATCGGGCTCGACCTTGGTGCCAAAAACGACATGACCGCCAAGGTGATCGTCTTCAAGGAGCAGGACGAAAACGGAAAGCCTCGCTTCTACGTTTCCACGAAGCTTTACCTTCCGGAAGCGGCTGTCGAAAAAAGTACGAATTCGCAGTACCAGGGATGGGCAGACACCGGCGCGATCACGGTGACCGGAGGTGCGATGACAGACCTCTCACGAATCGAAGAAGAGATCCGTGAAGATTTGTCACGCTTTGACGTCCAGGCGATCGCCTACGACCCTTGGCAGGCTACTCAGCTTGCTGTGAACCTTTCAGAGGACGGTGCTCCGATGGTTGAGTATCGGAACACGGTCCAAAACATATCTGAGCCGATGAAGTGGCTCGAAGCGCTTGTGCAAGACGGCAAGCTTACGCACGACGAGAACCCTGCCATGGATTGGATGATGGGAAATGTCGTGGCAAAGCTCGACGCAAAGGACAATATCTATCCGCGTAAGGAGCGCTACGAGCAGAAGATCGACGGTCCCGTGGCCCTCATCTACGGACTGGCCATGTGCCTGTCCGAGCGAGACGAAGGCGGGATCTTCGAAGACTTCATCAACGACATAATCGTGGTGTAACAAATGCCTTTCATTCGACGCTTCTTCAGTCGCTTCGGGTGGGGTGGCGTCATGTCCGACCAGTCTGGGCAGCAGCTCGAAACGCCTTCCTGTCTTGTCGCGGCACCGATGTCCCCTGACATCGCGCTACAGATCTCTACGGTCTATGCGTGCGCCCGATTGCTCGCAGGGACTGTGAGTTCTTTGCCGCTAATGGTGTTCAAAGAAGACTCACGCGGCAATCGCAAGATTGATCGCGGATCACGGCTCTGGACGATCCTGCACGATCAGCCCAATGCGGTGATGACCGCCAGCGACTTCTGGCAGGCAATGATCTTGCAGTGGGCTTTGCGAGGCAATGCCTATGCTCAGATCATGCGTGACTCGGTCGGTGATGTCATCAGTCTGTGGCCTCTTTCGTCCGATCAGATGACCGTCTTTTCAGACAAACAGACGGGCCGCTTGGTCTATCAGTACGTGCGCAACAGCGAGACCTACGACCTCACTCCGGATCAGGTCCTGCATATCAAAGACATCGGGACCGGGATCCTTGGCTTCAGCAAGTTGGAGTTCATGGGGTCAAGCGTCCAGGAAGCGATGGCTACGCAAAAGTACACGATGCAAAACGCCCAGAACTTCGGGCGCCCGAGCGGCATCCTGACAGTCGACCATGTCCTGGACCGAAAGAAGGGGCAGCATGATTTGATTGGTCAGGCGCTCGGCAATTTCAAGTCCGAGTCCGGGAAGATGATCGTGCTCGAGGCCGACATGAAGTTCCAGCAGGTCGCTTTGACGCCCGAGCAGTCACAGCTCCTTGAAAGCCGCAAGTATGGTGTCGAAGAGATTTGTCGATGGTTCGGTGTGCCGCCGGTGCTAATCGGCGCATCCGGGGCCACGACTTGGGGAAGCGGCATCGCAGAGATCGTGAGCGGGTTCCATAAGTTCACGTTGAACCCTCTGCTCAAGAGCATCGAGCAGGCGCTCGAAAGCCGCATCTTGAGAGCGGATCCGTGGTGATCGAGTTCAACCTTGATGCCTTCTTCCGCGGCGATTTGCAAAGCCGTTACGCCGCTTACGCAACAGCGGTTCAGAACGGATTTAAGACACGAAACGAAGTCCGAGCGCTTGAAAACGACCCGCCGATCGAAGGCGGTGATACGCCGACGGCACAGACGAATCTGGCGCCGCTAGACAAGCTCGGAGAGGTGGCATCGAGTAATGCACCTCAGACCCCCGTCGGAGACGTGAAGCAATGAAAAAGCAACTTGTAAACCTTTCGCTGAAAGACGTCGAACTGAGCTTTGACGACTCGCATGAGTGGCGAGTCAAGGGGTACGCGACGCGCTTCAACAATGTAAACAGCTACGGATTCAAGATCCTTGCCGGAGCATACGCGGATGTGATCGCGTCCGGATCCAAGCCCAAGATGTTTTTCAACCACGACGCTTGGGCGGTTCCGATCGGTTACTGGGACAAGCTCGAAGAGAACGCGCTAGGACTCAAGGTCGAAGGCGTCCTCACGCAAGGCGTAGCGCAGGCCAAGGACGTTTACGCCGCGCTGAAAGCCGGCACGGTCGACGGGTTATCGGTGTCGATCTACTTTGACGCGGCGGATACTGAAACGGACGACAAGGGAGTCATGTCGCTATCGAAGATTCGAAAGCTCGATGAGATCTCGATCGTCACAGCGCCGGCAGATTCCAAAGCACGGATCACACAGACCCTATCGGCAGGTCATTAGGTTTTATGTGGAACATAAAGAACGAGGCTTTTTTGAAAGATGTGGCGAACCTCTCACATCGGCAGTCGGGATGGCTGCTCTCCAAGGCAAAGGCCTGCTTTGCCGCAGATACGCGACGGGATGTCGCGCTGAAAGCTCAGAACGAGCTGCAGGCGATCTTTGAACGTATCCAAAACATTTGAGGTGACTTATGGATCCCATGGAAAAACTGATTGAGCAGGCCGAGAACATTGAGAAGAAGCTTGGTGAGCTGGCCGATCAGCGCGCCGAAGACGAAAAGCAGACGGCTGATCTTGCAGACCAGATCAAGGAACTCGCCGCAGAACAGCTCAAGCTCGGCAAAAAGATGCTGGAACTCCAGCAGAATTCCCAGACCGTCGCCGCAGGCAAGGAAGTCCCCTTGACCCTTGGCGCGCAGTTTGTGCAGAGCTCCGGTTATGCCGACCTGATTGCAGGCAAGGTGACGAAGGCGACTCTCGCTGCTGCCTCCCCGGTGGTGACACCTGCAGGTTCTGTGCCGGCTGACTACCGCGGCATCAAGGCTGAGCCCGAACTGCCGAACGCCGTGAAGGACGCCTTCCCTGGTGTTCCGACCTCTTCGAACTCGATCTCCTATCTCAAGGAATCGGCGTTCACCAATTCCGCAGCAGAAACTGCTGAAGGCGGTGACAAGCCCGAATCCAAGATGGAGTTCACGGAAGCCGATGCACCGGTTCGCACCATCGCACACTTCATCCGAGTCACGAAGCAGCTCGCGGAAGACGCTCCGGCTCTGGCTGCCTACATCAACCATCGCATGATGTACGGTCTCAACCGCCGTATTGAAAAGCAGTTGATTGTCGGGGACGGAACCGGCCAGAACTTATCGGGCATCTTCACGACCGGTAACTACACGGTCCACGGGTTCACCGAAGACAACATGCCGGCAGACTCCAACGTCCTCGACCTGATTCGTCGATGCGGCGCCACCATGCGCAAGGTCGGCTACACGCCGTCCGTCGTCTTCCTCAACCCGATGGACTTTGACACCATCCGAGGCATGAAGGACAAGAACGGCAACTACCTGATGGGCAGCCCGCTGCAGGCAGGTACCGACATCCGTCCTTGGGGGCTGCGAGTGGTCGAATCTCCGGAAGTGACCGAAGGAAAGTTCATGGTCGCGGATCCCATCATGGGTGCAACGATCTACGAACGTTCCGCTCCTGTGATCGAGATGTTTGAGCAGGACGCCAACAACGTCACCAAGAACCTCTACACGATCCGTTGCGAAACCCGTATGGCATTCGCTGTTGAAAGCGCCAACTGCTTCATCGGCGGCGATCTGGCGATCGGTGCCGGTTCCGGTGGGTAGGAAAGCGGTTCCTAACTTTTGACGGAAGTCCCCGGGTAACCGGGGACTGACACTCATGACGACACCTTGCGTAAAACTCGATGAGGCCAAGCTCTATCTTCGAGTCGACGGATCCGATGACGACAGCGTGATCTCGGCTCTGATCGAAGCCGCGACAGGCTTGGCGGAGACTCGTCTTCGCCGCCCCATCGTCGGTGATGTCGAGAAAGAGAATGCGATCGCGGCCACCGTCGATGAGGTGCCGGCAGACCTTCGCATGGCCGTCTGCGTGATCATCGCCTATTGGTATGAGAACCGAACGGCCACGGATGTCGAGCTGCGCGATCGCGTGATGCGACAGATGGCTTTTGACCGATACATCGATTGGAGTACGGAAGATGCTGACTGATCCGGGTGTTCTGAACCGAAGAGCCACCATCCTGTCTTGGACATCCGTTCAGGACGGGGTCACGCTCAAGGAAATCTACGAGCCGATCGCAACAGTTTGGGCGAAACTCGAACCGGTTGGCGCGCTGACATACTGGTTCGGACAGCAACAGCTCGAGACCGGCGTGACGCATCGGATCACAATTCGTCGCACCAGTGCGATCAGGCCTGAGACGTTAACCGGTCGAGTGTGCATCGAGATCGAAGGCGTTCGCTATCAGATTCTGAGAACTTCGGATCTGGAAGGCGCAAAACGCTTTACGGTCATAGACGTGTGTCGCGTCGAGGAGGACGCATGACGATCGGATCACAGGTTGCGAAGTTCTCTCTTGAAGATCTTGAGATCAAGCGCGTCGACATCGACAAAAAGGCTTTCCGGCCGTACCTGTCTCGCATCGCCAGAGCGATCCGAAAGAGCGCACGCAAGAAGGCGAGCGAAGAACGCGTTTCGAGTCGAGGTGAATATCCAGGAAAGCAGACCGGCGCGACGGTAAAGGCCATCAAAGTACGGTACTTCAAATCGGGATACGGCTTTAAGGTGTTTCAGGACGTTCCGGATACCGGTGATCGAATCGAAAAAGACCGTTGGAAGTTTTATCCGGCGTTCCTTCGATTCGGTGTCAAGCGTCGAAGGAAAGGTCAGAAATTGAGCGCCTGGCGTATTGAACCTCGCCGAGACTACATCGCGGACGCCGCAATCGAGCACGAGAGCGGTGCGATGGATGTGGTGATGGAAGGCCTTAACGCCGCGCTCAAAGGGATGTTTGCAAAATGAAGTTGGCACCAATCATTGCTCAGATTCTGGCTGAGTGCCCGAGCTTTACGCAAGTGGCGGGCGCATTGACCGACGATCTCGAGAAGGTGATTTCGCAGGGAAAACTCCCGGCTGCGTATGTGGTCCGTCTGGACGAGGACGGTGAAATCCTCGAAGACATGGGAAATGAGTGCTATCAAGAGATAACAGAATACTTTGCTGTTGTCCTGATCCTCAAAAACAACGACCCAGAGCGAGGCCAAGAAGCAGCCGATCAGCTTGACGATCTCAGAGCAGAGCTTTTCAAGGCTTTGCTTCGGTGGTGCCCGGACGCGGCTCACGACAAGATCGAGTACACAGGTGGATCATTGGTGACGCTGACACGCGACCGTTTGATCTACAGCTATCAATTCAAGACCTTCACGACCGTCCAGAAGGATGACACCTGGCAGCAGGTGGCCTACGAACGGATGGGGCCTTTCAAAGGCGTCGACATCGACGTCGACGAGATCGGGCCTCGAGAGCACAAGCCGGACGGCACACCGGAGGCCAGAATTAAAATCGAAACCCAAGGCGCCTGAGAGCGCCTTTTTTTATAGCCGGAGACACTCATGGCGATTTCTTTCAACACGATCCCGCAGAAGAGCTACACGCCTCTCTTCTACGCGGAAGTGGACAACTCGGCCGCGAACACCACGGTCGATGACATGCAGGCGTTGATCATGGGACCGATGCTGACGACAGGCAAGGCCACTGCAGGCGAGTTGACTTATGTCTCCTCTGCCGAGCAGGCCGCCGAGCTCTTCGGCCATGGCTCGATCCTGCATCGAATGGTGACGGCTTACCGCACTCAGGATTCGACCGGCATGCTGTACGTGATGCCGCTAGCGGATCCGGCAAGCGGTGTTGCTGCGACCAAGACCGTGACGGTTACCGGCACGGCTACTGCCGCTGGCACAATCAGCCTTTATGTAGGCTATGAGCTCGTTCAGGTTGGCGTCGAGGCAAGCGAAGCCGAGTCTGACATCGCTGGTCACATCGCGGCCGCGATCAATGCGGACGTCGATTTGCCCGTGACTGCTCAAGCTGCGCTTGGTGTGGTGACGGTTACGTCCAAGCACAAGGGTGTGATCGGTAACGACCTGACGATCAATGTCAATCTTCTGGGCGCAGCCAATGGGCAGGAATTGCCGGCAGGCGTGAGCGTGGCAGTTGCAGACGGCACTGCCGGAACCGGTGTCCCGGACATCGAAGAAGCTTTTGCGGCTTTGAAGGAAGAGCCCTTCGAGTTCATCGCGCTCCCCTATTCCGACAAAACAAGTCTGGATGCTGCTAAGGCCGCCATGACCGAACGCTGGGCGTACAACATGCAGCTATACGGCCATGTCTACAGCGTTATGCGAGCTAAAACATCGGACATGCTCGACCTCGGCAAAACTCAAAACGATCCGCATTTGACGGTTTTCGCGGTCTCAGAAAAGGATCCGAACTTCGGCTTCGATCGACTTGGTGCGGCAGTTGGCCAAATTGCCGTTTCGGTAAAGGCCGACCCCGCTCGCCCCTTCCAGACGCTTGTGCTGACCGGTATCTCTGCGCCGCGAGTGGGTGATCGCATCTCGCATACCGAACGAGAGAATCTCTTGGCTTCTGGTGTGGCTACTTTCTGTGACACCGCAAGCAACACGCAGATCGAGCGAGCAGTCACGACATATGTGCAAAACGCATACGGAGCCTCAGACAACTCTTACATGAATGCTGAAACCCTACACACGCTGGGGTACATCGTCCGCTTCCTGCGCACTCGAGTTACATCGAAATACGGTCGCCACAAGCTCGCAGATGATGGAACAACCTTCGGTGAAGGACAGGCAATCGTGACGCCTTCAATCATCAAGTCCGAGCTCATCGCGGCTTATTCCGAATTGATGGAAGCGGGCTTGGTCGAGAACATGGATGCGTTCAAAAAGTACATCGTGGTCGAGCGCAATGCCACGGATCCAGATCGCCTAGATGTTCTCTTCCCGCCTGACTTGATCAATCAGCTACGCATCTTTGCGATGCTTGTCCAGTTCCGCCAGCAGTATTGAGGAGATAAACCATGACTTTTCGACGTCAGTCTGGCACCGCCTATGTGACGGTCGACGGGACCACGATCCCTGCCAAGGGATCCTTCACGATCCCGCTTTCCACCAAGAACCGCACCGACATCGTGGTCGGCGACGAAGTCGTCGGCTACGACGAGCAGACCATCGCGCCGTACATGCAATGCACGGTTCAGATCACGGACGAAACCGATTTCGAGCGGATCTGTAACTCCACGGCAATGACCATCCGTGTTGAACTGGCAAACGGCCGCGTGTTCACGCTTTCCAACGCTTTTGTCCGCGGCACACCGACGGTGTCCGAAGCAGGTGAAGCATCCTTTGACTTTGCCGGCAAGTCCGGTCAGTGGAGCTAAGAGATGGCATTGACGATCAAACTTGCCAAGGAAATCGACGGAATGTCCGAGGTTACTCTGCGTGACCTCGAGACGGGCGACTACATCCGACTGGGGCCCGTGATGGCCCCGATGATCGATGCGGAAGGCCGCCGTCGAATGCTCGAAGAAACCAAGGTTCTGAGCGCTTACATCACGCGAATCAGCGGCTTGACCGAGTCTCAGATCGGCAAGCTGTCTTTGCAGGACTTCATGCAGATGCGCGACTTCGTGATCACTCAGCTTGCTTTTGGAGCGGG